TTACTGATGAATTATTAAACAATTCATTTTCCCCATACATAAATCCTAATACAATAGGACATTTGTAATAATGACTTCTATACCTTGTTTGTATTGGTGACCCGTTCAAAATAGTCATAGGTATTGTGTCCTGTCCGAAGACGCCCATAAAACGACCAGGTATGTTGAATGGAATCATACCAGTATTCATAGCAAAGTCATAAACCTTTGTATTCCAAAAGTTATATTGTCCGTTCTTATTGAAACCTGAATAGTAATATGTTAATGCTTGGTTGTTTGATACAGCATATCTTTTATTGTCTTGAACGCCAGGCCATACCATCACTCCATAAGGTTGTGTGGAGGCACTTGCTGGACTTATAGTTTGTCCTGTAAACCCTGAATAAACCCCGTAGTTCGTTGTATCTATGATAATGGTTGTAGTCCCACCTGATGTATATTGAACTCCAAATATCAAACGATATTCATTAACGTGATAGATATTCTCAAATCCTTCATAACCCCCGTTGAAACCATTAGAATAACTTATAAAGTTTATAGGTAAATTATTGATTGTTGCTTGTGAGGTTTCTTGGTCTACATTTACTAATGATGAGTTTGTTACGGATACAACATAAGGGTCTGATTCCGCATCACCAGTAGTGGTGTTGTAAATCATAGACATATTACGGGGATTTGGTTTAACAATATTCCTAATGATTGTCTCCACATTAAAGATACAATTACCAAACTCGTTGGAGGGGATTAGTAGTCGTCCTATCTTCCCCGATTCCTGTGTTGTCCCTGTGGTATTGTTTGGGCCTGAATCGTTGTTATACGGGTTCTTATAGATGTCTACAACCAATCTAATATCGGTGTATGCAGAATAACTATTTAATGCTACATTCCAAGTGTGGTCGGAGTGTGTCTCCGTCACTGATAATGGGGCTTGTAATAATGTTAAATTGAAACTCATTTTATTTAGAAGGTATTTCTTTATTTATTATTCTTGTTATGAAGTTTTCAACATCGTCTCCAACCGCATTGTATAATCTCTCAAAGTCATCTCTGAACTCAGGTGGAGGGTTCATCAAAACATCTTCAAGTGAGTCGTAGGCTTTATCATAAATATTGGTTCGTCTTATACCAAAATTATGTATATTCTTTTGTATTGCGAATGCTAAACTTAACTGACCACCTTTTACAAACCGTCCCTTTTCGTCACGCTTTCGTATTCCCCTAATTTTTATCCAATCCAATAATGCTTTGATTGGAACATACTTACCACCTGGTCTTCTCCCCAAATTAACATACTTGAAATAGTCCATATATTCTATTTCAAGCATTAACCCATCAGGTGTTTCTTTTACCTTTGTCTTTATACTATTCAATAATTTACCAGACGCAACTTTGTTAGACAACCCCCTTACACTCGGGTTTCCAAAGGGGTATATTTTAGCCTTTATCTTTTGTCTATAAAAAGCGGCAAACATATCACCTAATTGTTGAAGTTGTTGTTCTGATAGTTCATACATAGTTTATTACGGTTGAGTTGGGGTAGGTGTTGGTGTCTGAGTTGGTGTCTGAGTTGGTGTTGGTGAAACACAAGGGTCAGAAGGGAATGGCTCAAATGCTGCCACACATCTATCCAAATAAGTTTTGGTTTTGATTCTGATTGTTGCAGAATAACCACATAACAAATCCTCATATTGTTCTATGAAGGGAACCATAGTTACAGCTTCATCCAAATAATAGTATTCGTTGTAGTTTCCAAGTTGTTCGGTTACAGACAATCTGAACATCGATATAACATCATTCATAATTTGTAAGGTGTCAGACAAAATGTCAGTCATATTATCCATATCACGTTTCATAATATCTGATACAATCAAGTTGAACTCATAGGTCATAAATCCAAACTCTTGAATTACATTAGCAGGAACGACATAAAGATATGGATAGTATGGGGCTTGGTCTGATAAGTTTACTTCTTTATCTCTTCTATCAACCTGATAGGTGAACTCATCCAAATCCCCAAATCCAAATGAATTGATTTGCTTGTGTCTATTTGCTAAAAGTTGGAAGTCATCAACTATGTTTTTTAGATTGAGACCATATATCGTTTTTGTCATTGTTGTTTTTTCATTTGTTGTTTAATCGCTTTTTCTTTCTCCGAATGTACGTCAGTAAGGTACGAAAGATGATTGAGACAAAGAATAAGGGGCTGACTAGTAATACTGTTAATTTTCCAAACTTTGTCTTCCGAGAGTTGAGAAATCCAGATATAGTATCCCCAAAATTTCGCAAAACTATTATCACTTTTAACCCCCTCGTCAACCACTTGTTCTCTGAATAAAGTTGCGAAAGACCTGACAATCCCTTTTCTAAAGTCCATAAAAAAAAAACCGCACCTTCAATATATTTCATCGGAAGTTGCTTGAACTTTTCTATGTTTTTCTTGAAGTCAGCCTCTCCGTATTTCTTACCTTTTTCTGTAAATAAATATGCTGCTAATTCATTTAGATTGGCTATTTTATAACTCTCGTCTTTCATTATGAAAGTATCAATATCTACAAACTGACCGAATGTGATATTTCCAAAATCCACTAGTTCATATTCAATACCCTCAAATGTTATGTTCCCATAAACCTTTTTGGTTTCTTGACCTATGTATGACTCCAACATTTTACCACAAACCATAATAGATTGTGCGTCCCCATCCTTTACTTGCTCTGGTTTCAATCCAGTCATTTCAGCAATCATTCTGATGTATAATTCAGTTCCATCAAGTATGTCCTTGAGCTTCATTATATTCTGCCATTTCTCTATGGTCAATTCTTTAATCTCGTATTTTTTCTTATCGTATTCTATGTAGGTGTTTCCCATATACTTATAAATATAATTTTTTTATTTCCTTCTTTAATATACGAATGTCCCTGTATTCCTAAACATCTTCATCTCAAGGACATATCGTAGTGGGTCAATCAAGTGGTTATAATCATCTAGTGGTTCATCTAAATTATTACCATTTTTGTCTGTCTTCCAAATGTAATTCATCAATTCATTCTCCAAGTTTGTGGAGGTGTTGTGGATAAAAAACTCACTTCGTTTAATAAGGTCAATTCCGTGTAATATGGAGTTTTTCTTTACTGGCTTTGCGTTTATACCCTGTCGTCTTAATTCTTCAATAGATTGGGGATTAGCACTATCACAGATGAAATCATCTTTAATGTTTATCCCCAAGTCCTTTATCTTATAAATGAAGTCAGGTATGGTTATATTTCGTAGATACAACAACTCCTCACAATATATCGCATCATTAAACTTATGAACTTTGATTAAAGTGCAGGGGTCTTGAAATCCAAAGTCAATTCCATAACCAAGCAATTTAGACCCCTCTGGTAAGGTTGAATACTTCTGCTGATGTGAGAATACCATTTTGGTGGGAAGTCCTCTCTCACCCAATCCAAATACCCTCCACAGGTTCGGATCTCTGTGTTGTAGTTTCTCAATCTCTTTGACCTGAACCTCTGATAAAAATGGATTGTCTTTATAGGTTGTGATATTGTAATTTACATCAGGTTGTCCTTCCAAGTCATATATCCACGACTTCCATAGGGAGGGGTTTAAGTCCAATACTGTAAGGTCTGATGTTCTTAACATAAGTTGTATGTATTCATCATAGGAAACTTCTGTTGCCTCGTTGATGAATAAGTAATCCCTTTTTCTACCTCGTAGTTTTGTCTCATCATCGACAGAGAACCACTCTATCATATTTGTACCCAACTGATAATATCCATCTACGGAATGCCAGTCATTCTGATTGTATAAGTCAAACTTTATTAGTATCTCCTTGAGGTCTCGTAATACTGACCCCTTGAGTGCTGGTAAAGTTTTTCTCACAATAGATAATGTTTTGTTGTCCTCATTCAATAACTTATAGATAAAGTATATGAGGATATTGTATGTCTTACTGGCTCTTGATGAACCTTGAAATACATTTATCCTCTTATCTGAATTAAGGAGGGCCTCAAATACCGATGTGGTTTGTATCTTCATTACTTCACTTTCAACTGAACCTGACCCTCACTTTGAGTGGAGTTGGTTTTTAATATTGCTTCTCTTAATTGTTTATTAAATGACTTGGTTATGTTGTCATTCTTCTGTTTCCACGCTTGAACCTTCTGTTTGTGGTTCTTTCTCAATTTTGATTTTGGCATATTATTCTATTATTTTATCAAACCATTTATCTATGTCGTAATAACGACTATTCGTTCCTTTGTCGTTAAATCCTCTTTCATAATCCTTTTCATATTTTTTATTCTGAACTATTGTATTAGGAAATAATCCATAGGTAATTCCTTTTGTTTTTTTACTTTCTTTAACAACCCCATCATTCAACATATCATCTGACACCAATAGATTAGCGGGGAAACGACCTTGAGGTTTATACATCTGCATAATAAT